TATTTCGAAAGTAGCAGGTACAACCCTGACAGTATCTTCTTGGCCTCAGTCTTATATATGGGGAACAACATGATTATTAAAGATTTTGTAAATGATCCCGATACTCACTGGTGTGACGCAGCTAAGCTTTATGTGAGTCGCTTCGTACCCTCTACCTTAGACTCTGTAATCGAATTAGAACAATTTATATTAGATGACTCTGAATACCTGGAAAGAATTCTGGCCTTACACGAGGAAGTAAACACACCCAACCAAGACCAACTTGTAAACAGGGCTAGTAGGGCGGTCTCAACTATTCAATTAATGAAACATAAAGAAAAAGTTATAGAGAGATGCGGAGTACTAGAGCCTTTAGACGAGTACAGACTAACTAGAGGTTCTACACTTTACTCAGGTACACTATATGACGTCAATCGGGTTTCAGTTGTAAGGTATGACCCAAATGAGTGGTGGTTTGCAGAAGGTATTGATGGTACTATCCTAAAAGATGAAGAAGAGGTAGAATCCTATAGGGCCTCCGTGTTGTTAGAAAGGAAGTACTATGACTCCGCAGATGACTTGTCATTATGGTTAGCTGCCTAGGAAAGGGAACAGTATGACAGAATTTGAGAAGGCCGATACCAACGGTAACGGATACATTAATAAGGCTGAGTGGCCTTTGCCACCACAATAAGGAGAAATATTTATGAGTTATAATCTAAGCCAGCGCTCTTTAAATAAACTAGAAGGCGTTGATCCTAGTCTTGTAGCCGTTGTTAAACGAGCTATCGAATTAACTAAAGTAGACTTTGGTGTAGTTTATGGTATGCGTACCATAGAAGAACAAGAAAAGCTTGTTGCTGCAGGTAAGTCTCAAACAATGAAATCAAAACACCTAGAAGGTCGTGCAGTAGATCTTATGGCCTATGTAGATGGTAAAGGATGTTGGGAACTCAATGTCTATGACGATCTTTGCGATGCCATGAAGGCTGCTGCTGAAGAACTAGGAGTAGCAATCAAGTGGGGTGCTGCTTGGTCAGAGGGTGATATTAGAGGCTATCCAGGAACAGCAGAAGATGCTATGATGGCCTATGTTGACCTCAGACGCTCACAAGGGCGTAGACCATTTATAGATGGACCTCATTTTGAGCTTATCTAAGGTAAACAAAATGGCACAAACTATAGTTGATGATTGGAAAGTTATCCCCAGACTAATGATGCTGGCAGTAACAGTTTTAACATATCAGGCAGTCCATTGGTATATGGCGCTCCCAGACCCCACTGTACAACAGAGCGGATTGGTTTCTGTTTGCATGGGAGCCTTAACAGGTTGTTTTGGTATTTGGATGAGTAAAGAATCTAAAACTACAGTAACGCCTATGTCAACGGTACAAGAGGAGAAATACTCCAAATGATACAAGCATTAATTGGGCCAATTGCCGAACTAGCAGGAGGTTGGCTTAAAGGTAAAGCAAGCGCACAAGCCGCAGCTGTAAACCTTAAGCTAGTCGAGGCCGAAGCTAAAGCCACCATAATGAAGTCAGCAGCTACATCTGAGGCTGACTGGGAAAGAATTATGGCGGAAGGCTCTAAGGAGAGCTGGAAAGACGAATGGTTAACAATACTTTTCTCTGTCCCGCTTATCCTAGCTTTCTTTGGTGATTGGGGTAGAATTATTGTAGAACAAGGCTTTGCAGCTCTAGAAGTAATGCCAACGTGGTATCAATACACTCTTGGTGTAATTGTTAGTGCTAGCTTTGGTGTTCGTTCTGCAACCAAGTTCTTTGGTAAAAAGTAATAAGTAATTTTTAATTGTAGATGAAAGGAAAGTAAAATGTTTGTAGCAATCTTATTAGTCTGCAATTTAGAAACAGAGACTTGTGAAGTAGTTAGTCAAAAACAAATGCTAAAGACTGAAGAACAATGCTATGTTCAACTAGGCCTTGGTATGAATTACTTCGAAGATCTGGGTTATGAAGTTCCCGTATATCGATGTTTACGGCTAATTGAAGAATACGAAAAGGCATAAGTGTGTCTAAAAATAAATACGGACCCCTTATGATATAGAATCGGGACAGACTTTCAAGTCTGACAGTCCCTTAAGGTGGGGTGGGTCATAGAACTCACCCTGCTGCTTATTTTTATACTTTTCAAAATAGGGTCCCCTTATGACCCCGGGGCCTTCCCCAATGTATTTATAAATATATTTAAGGATAATATTATTATTGGGTATCCTTTAATATATTAATATTACAACAACAACATAAAGGGCTTATAGCCTATTAACCAAATTAATGAGGTAATAATATGGCTCTAGTTAAGACAGCAGCTAATACTTTTAAGCGTGGGGTAGAAACTCCTAGCGCTTCCTATATGTCTATGAAGCCTTTGTGGAAGAAAGCTCGTGCTGTACTTCAGGGTGAAGCTCACTCTAAGGCACATGATGAGTATGTTGAACGTGATTACTCTAATCTCCTTCTACCATTCTCTCCCAGCATGACTCAACAACAATATGATTTTTATAAGTCTGAGGCAGAACTACCTGGGCTAACTACCCAGTATGCCCGTGTGCTAATCTCTGCTTTACTACGTAAACAATCACAACTAACACTACCAGAAGAACTTGGTGAAGATGCCTATAACTGGATCACCAAAGATATGACCCTTGATGGTGCATCCTTATTTAACTTTCTAGATTCGGCTATCTGGGAAGAACTACAAACCTCTCGTGCTTGGGTTTATATTGATAGACCTACAGTATCGGATAACGAATTAGAAATGATGTCGCCCGAAGAGCGTATGACTATTTCTCCGTATCCTGTATTGATTAAAGCTGAAAACGTTATTAACGTACAGATCAAAACCCACCCTGTAACTCGAATTAAAACTCTTACCCGTTGGGTAACTCGCTACATTACCGAAGAGTATGATAACGATAATCCTTGGCATCCTAACTATATTGATACTGTTTGTGATCATTATTTGGATGAAGGCGGTATGTTGGTGTTAGATTACTATCGTAAAGAATCAGGCTCCCATCAAGTAAGCGCTATTAACGGTGTTATCGAGCAGGAATACGAAGATTCTGCGGATGGGGGCTTTGTACTATACGATACAGTTTATCCAATGAAGTTTGGTCAACGTCTACAGCGTATTCCAGCCTTTCCTCTAAATGGTCAGATAGAACCTATTGAGCCAGTACTAATGCCTCTTATTGACAGAGAGGTATCGCTTTACAACAAGGTATCTCGCCGCAACCACCTACTATACGGAGCGGCAACCTATACACCAGTTGTACAGTCTGATATGACTGATGAAGAGTTTGAAGAGCTAGTTAATGCTGGTCTTGGAACGTGGCTACGTGTTCGTAAGGATGAGTCGATTACAGTCCTGGAAACTCCTACTGGTGCCTTAGCTGATATGGATCGTGCTATTGAGGCTACCGTTGCTGAAATGGCTAAGATGGGTATTCGCATGTTATCCCCGGAACAAGCAGCTTCAGGTGTAGCTTTAGAAATACGGAACGCTTCGCAAACTGCTCAACTAGGTACTATGAATGCTAAGATCTCCAGCAGTATGCAAGAAATTCTAGCCTTCATGATTAATTGGAAATATGATACTGATTACACTGGTAACGATATACAATTCCAGCTTTCTTCTGACTTTGCCGCCACGGTCGGCGGAGAGGGTGCAATGCGTCTTGTCTCAGAATGGTACCAAAGTGGTATTATTTCCCGTGAGACTTGGGTCAATATTGCAAAGTACAACGACTTTTTACCTGCTGATTACAATGATGATGAAGCCATTGAGTCTATTCAGACTGACCCGCTAGTCAATCAAACTCCTAATGAGGAAATCAGCCTAGACGAAGAATAACTATTAAGGTCTCCCCTTCGGGGGAGGCTTTCTCACTATCCACGAATTATAGTAATGGAGAGACTGATGTCTATTAACGAAAAAATTTTTGACAGGATTGTTGACCATGCTGGTGACGTCCGACTATACGAGAATGGCGTTCAAAAGGGAAACCGAACCATTCTTAAAAAGCATAGAAATAACTTGAGAGGTCTCCTAAAAGGGGATATTAGAGCTGATGTAAAACTAGAAGTAACACGCTTTACAAAAGAACTCCAGGCTCACAATACAAAGAGCTTGTCTGAGTTCTCCAACTCGCAGAGGATCTTTCACAAGAACAACCTTGATGCCGAAATTCGGAAGTTTTATAGAACACAAAAACCTACAACTACTGGGCTTTTGGAGGAAATAACTGGACCGCAAATAAAGGGCATAAGTACACTAAAAGGTAATATGAAGAATATTGGCTCTGGTGAGCTAGTTCGTATACAATCAAAAGTTAAGGCCGGTCTTGCTAAGGGGCTTACCCCGGATGTAATTATTCAAGATGTAATGAAAACTACTAAAATAACTGAGCATCAAGCAAGAACCTTAACAAGGACATCTATCACATCTACTCAAACTAGTGCTATGAATCAAGTGATGAAGGCTAATGAGGAGGTTCTTGAGGGGTATATGTTTACCGCTATACTAGATGGAAAAACAAGCCCTATATGCGCCCATCACAATGGTCAAGTATATAAGATTGATGATAAACGATTTCAACCACCCTTACATTGGAACTGCCGTTCAACTATGGTTCCGGTAGTAAAGTCTAAAGATGACCTACAACAAATAAAGTCTAAAAACATTAAGAGTCGCAATCTCGACAAGATGCAGAGTGCAGACCTAACAGGCACACCTTCAAAAGTTAAGACCTATAGTGACTGGCTACGTCGACAACACACTGATACTCAGGCTAAAATGCTAGGTGGAGAACGCCAAGCTTCTTTGT